TTCATATATTGTATCATACAAATCCAAAGATAAAGTAGTGTATGATATAGTACAAGGAACACAAGTTGCTATTTTTGATCATTATTATGATCAATATAGAAATCTTCTTTCTATGAAATGGACAGAAGGTAGAGTTAATCCAAAGATGTATGGATATACTGCTAAGAAGGTGAAGAAATAATGGGGAAGCATTATCTATTAAATCTTTATGGATGCTCAGAAGTTCTTTTGAACAATGAGCATTTTCTTATGGATTTATTAGAAAATGCAGCAGCAGCATCAGGAGCCACAGTTTGCCAAACTGTTTATAAAAAGTTTGAACCACAAGGTGTTACTGTTCTTTGTTTACTTTCTGAAAGTCATATAAGCATCCACACTTGGCCTGAAGAAGAGAAGGCTGCTGTGGATGTTTATACTTGTGGGGATTGCAATCCTAAGATAGGATGTGATATAATTATTCAGCAACTCAAAGCAGAAACTCATACCATGAGTTATATTGAAAGATAATGAATCAAGAAAGAATTAGAATGATTGTTAGGAATATGGAACTTTTAGTTCATTCTTTAAAACAAGAACTTGAATCAATTCCTGATAAAATTATTACAAAAGAAGATGCTATTATTGGTCCATATGAAGGAGATTATGATGAGGTATTTGGTGGATGAAACTTAAAAAAATGTTGAGGACTCTTAGAGAAGTAACAGAAAAACAATCTGAATTGTATACTTTGGCAGAGATGGATTATATGAAACATCAACTTGAAGTAATTGAAAGTGAAATTAAAAGAATTGAACACAGAGACTACAAAGGATTTGGAAAAAATGAATCAAAAAGTTAAACTTATTTCAGTAACACCTGATGCAGAAAAGCATATGGCTTACTGTGCTCGTGTAAGTAATCCAAATAATCAAGAGAATGATAACTTTTCTGGTCTTCTCAAATATTGTATTAAACATCAACATTGGAGTATCTTTGAACAGGCATCAATGACTGTGGAGATTAATACTACCCGTGGTATTGCAGCACAGATTTTGAGGCACAGAAGTTTTACATTCCAAGAGTTTTCACAGAGGTATGCAGATACAAATTTGTTGACTTCTACTATCCCTCTTCCAGAACTTCGTAGGCAGGACACAAAGAACCGTCAGAACTCCACAGATGACCTTCCAGCAGACCTTAAAATTGAACTCTACTCCAAGATCCTAGATCACTTTACTGCTGCTCAGGACCTCTACAATGAACTCCTAGAAGCAGATGTGGCAAAGGAGTGTGCAAGGTTTGTATTGCCCTTAGCAACTCCTACAAGACTTTATATGACTGGTTCTGTGCGTTCTTGGATTCATTACATTGATTTGCGTTCTGCTCATGGAACTCAGAAAGAACATATGGATATTGCAGAAGCAGTTAAATGTATTTTTACCTGTCAGTTTCCTTCTGTATCTGCTGCTCTTGAATGGACTCGTGAATATTGTCCAGAGTGTCAAGATGCTCCTTCTATTATCATAGAATAAATATTTTTATATTTGATATATCTTATGGCAATTTATCCAATTAAAAACAAAGAAACAGGAGAAACCAAAGTAATTGAAATGAGTGTTCATGATATTACTGAATGGTACAAAGACAATTCAGAATGGCAAAGGGATTGGTCACAAGGATGTGCTACACCAGGAGAAGTTGGTGAATGGAAAGACAAACTAATTGCCAGAAATCCTGGATGGAATGATGTTCTTGAAAAATCCAGCAGAGCACCTGGTTCACGTGTAAAGAAAATCTAACCTAAAAATATGGCAAGAAACAGAAGAAGGAATGTATCAGAAGATTCTGTTGATATTGGCACTACTAACAATAAAAATAGAAAAAAAAGAAAAGCACTTAATTCAGATAGTTTAGTTGATATTCAACCATTAACTAAAAACCAGACAATTTTATTTGATGCTTATGATTTAGATAAACATCTATTTGTCTATGGATGTGCTGGTACTGGTAAGACATTCTGTGCATTATATCTTGCACTCAAAGATGTTTTAGATGAACTAACTCCTTATGATAAAGTAGTTATTGTCAGATCACTTGTTGCTACAAGAGAGATTGGTTTCCTTCCTGGTGACCATGAAGATAAGTCAAGTCTTTATCAGATTCCTTATAAGAATATGGTAAGGTATATGTTTGAACTTACTTCTGATGCTGAGTTTGAAATGCTTTATGGAAATCTTAAAGCACAGGAAAGTATCAAGTTCTGGAGTACATCATTCCTTAGAGGTACTACATTAGATAACTCCATTATTATTGTGGATGAATGTCAAAACTTGAATTTTCATGAACTTGATAGTATAATTACAAGGGTTGGTGACAACTCTAGGATTATGTTCTGTGGAGATGCTACTCAATCTGACCTTACCAAAAATAACGAAAGAGATGGTATTCTAAACTTTATGAAAATCATCCAAAGAATGCCTGAATTTGAATCTATTGAATTTGGTATTGAAGATATTGTTAGATCTGGATTAGTCAAATCTTATATTGTTAATAAAATAGCAGCTGGTTTTTAATGTTCAATCATATTGATATTTCTCTTCCCAAACTTGAAAGGGAAGAGATTGATGGCGTAAGATATTATAAAGTGCCTGGGGAGGATAACCTTTCCAGGTTGGTTTCTATTACATCAGTTACAAGTTTTCATAACAGACACATCTTTGAGAAGTGGCGAAAGAAAGTAGGAGAAGCAGAAGCAACCAAAGTTAATAAGCAAGCAACCAGTCGTGGGACTGATATGCATACCTTAACTGAAAACTATCTTCTTAATGTTCCAGAACTTCCTAAGGTCCAACCCCTTTCAGAAACTTTATTTAAGATTGCTAAACCAGAATTAAATAAAATAAATAATATCTATTCATTAGAAGGTGCTCTGTATAGTAAAGTTCTTGGTATTGCAGGTACTGTGGATTGTATTGCAGAATATAATGGAGAACTTTCTATTATTGACTTTAAGACATCAAAGAAAGCAAAACCCAGAGAATGGATTGAACATTACTTTGTTCAGGCAGTAGCATATGCTTGTATGTTCTATGAGTTGACTGGAATCCCTGTTAAAAAACTTGTCATTCTTATGGCTTGTGAAGATGGGGATTGCGTTGTCTATGAAGAGTATGATAAAATGAAGTATATTAAGTTACTTAATGGATACATTAAAGATTTCATCCAACACAAATTAAAAGAATATGGAAACTAAATTAAAGAATGCATTAGAATCAAAGTTTTTATGCCAGGCAAAATTTTCTCAACTAATTGAAGATTTAGTGAAGAACAATGAGGATATGAACTACATTGATGCAATAGTGCATTACTGTGAAGAGAATGGATATGAAGTAGATTCAGTTAGTAAACTTATTAGTAAACCATTAAAGGAAAAACTTAAATGTGATGCTATTAATTTAAATTTTTTAAAAAGAACATCCAGAGCTAAACTTTTGATATGACGCCATTTGATGCCTACAAAACTTACCTTGCATTAAAGAATCATTTTGGTAAATCAAATTATGATTATTTTAAATATGCAGGTAAGTCAAGGGCATCAGTAGCATCATTTGAAAAACGTAAAGATAAGTATTGGTTTGAAAGAATTAGTAGACAGAAGAATGATAATGAAATCAAAGAGTTCTTTGTTTCTAATTTGGTAGAAGCAGATGATCCTAACAGTGTATGGATTGGAAATGTAATTAGGGATGGGGACAGTTACTATAAAGAATGGCAGAAGAGACAACAAAGTTTGAAGTACTTGTTTACTCAACAGTCAGAGGAGATGTTGTCTGAAAGCAACTTAGAGCAGTTATTTGATTGTTCAAGGCAACATCCACCAGTTCTTAAAATGTTCCTGAGTGGGAAAATTTGTATAGAAACACTAGTCATTTGGGATAAAATATTCCTGTTCAGGAATAATTTAGATAAGAAACTTTTAGATCCTGTATGGGAATTAGTGTCATTAAAGATACAAAAATATTCTCCATTCCTAAATATTGATGTAGAGGATTACAAAAAAGTTTTAAGGAATATTGTGTAGAGGGTATATGTCTTTCTTTGATTCAGAGATAGTAAAGAAGGAATTAAAGAGTATAGAAACTCTTCAAAGGCAATTGACAAGAAGCGTATTGAGATTGCCTATAATGTCTAAGGTAGAAAAGTTAGAGCATGTTAATCTTCTATCTGAACTTTTAGAAAAACAAAAGATATTGTATACAAGGGTAAGTTTATCTGATGACCCAGAAGCAGTTGAAATGAAGGGACGTATTTTAGAATCTTCAAAGCTTCTTGGGTATGGGGATGCTGGTAATATGTCTGTTGTTTTTGAAAATATGCAAAAGGTTATTCAAAGATTAAAAAGGGAAGCAGAGGTTGACAAGTAGCCTCTGCTTTGCTATGATGTTTTTTATATAAATAATAATGGACCCCCTAAGTTAATATAAAAATGGCAGTCATATATGAGATTGTAAATAATAAAAATAATAAAGTTTACATAGGTCAAGCAAAGGATTTAAAATCAAGAATAAGGTCTCATAAATATTCTGCTAAAAATAAAAATACTCCTTTATATTCTGCTATAAGTAAATATGGGTGGGATTACTTTACTATTAATATTATTGAAGAATGTGATAAAACTTTATTGAACGATAGAGAAGTGTATTGGATAAGTCAAAAAAAATCCATTTATCCAAATGGATATAATCTTTTAATTGGTGGAAATCAATCTGATCATAATGAATATACTAAAATAAAAATATCTAAAAAAAGAATAGGCATAAAATTTTCTCAAAAACATAAAGATAATCTAAGATTATCTCATTTAGGATATGTAATGCCAGATGAACAAAAAAGAAAAATATCACAATCAAGTAAAGGTAAAGTATACTCAGAAGAAACAAAGAAAAAACTTACTTTTTCTCAACCACATAGAAAATCAATAGGTAGGTTTGATAAAAATAAAAATCTTTTAGAAATCTATGATAGTATAAAATCTGCTTCTAAAATTTTGGGGTGTACTGCAAGTCACGTTTCAGAATGCTGTAATGGAAAAAGAAAAATGAAAAAAATTTTGGGAGATGATTTTTTAAAGCACTTGACATAATAATCAATATGGTATATACTAGTAATGGTTGGAGTTTCTGACCATTTTATCCTATTAATCTTTAAATCCTATGTCCTTTCAAAATCTTAAAAAACAATCTTCTCTTGGTTCTTTGACTTCTAAACTCATTAATGAAGTTGAAAAACTTAATACTAGTAGTTCAACTTCTGATGATAGAATTTTTAAACCTCAGGTAGATAAAGCAGGTAATGGTTTTGCTGTTATTCGCTTCCTTACTGCACCAGAAGGTGAAGACCTTCCCTGGGCAAAGGTGTATACTCATGCATTCCAAGGCACTGGTGGGTGGTTTATTGATAACTGCCTGACCACAGTTAATCAAAACTGCCCTGTGTGTGAAGCAAACCGTGAGTTGTGGAACACAGGTAGTAAAGCAAATCAAGAAATTGTTCGTGAGCGTAAGCGCAAACTGTCTTACTACTCAAACATCTATGTTGTGAGTGATAAGGCACACCCTGAAAATGAAGGTCGTGTGTTCCTTTATAAGTATGGTAAGAAAATCTTTGATAAGATTATGGCTGCTATGCAACCAGAGTTTGAGGATGAAACTCCAATCAATCCTTTTGATTTCTGGGCTGGTGCTAACTTCAAGGTAAAGATTACCAAGAAGGATGGTTACTGGAACTATGATAAATCAGAGTTTGAAACTCCTGGTACACTTGGAGATTTTGATGATGATGTGCTTGAAGGAATCTGGAAGAAGGCATACTCTCTTACAGATTTTACCAATCCAGAATCTATGAAGACCTATGAACAACTTGATACTCGTTTGAAAGCAGTTCTAGGTAAACCCAAAGCACAATTTAAGGTTGATGAATCCTTTGAGAATGAGGAAGAGTTCTCTGCTCCTCCTAAGAAGGAACCATCATTCACTATTTCCAAATCTTCAACAGATGAAGATGAGGATGATACCTTACAATATTTTCAAAGGTTAGCTGAGGAGTGATTATCTAAGGGAGGGCATATGCCCTCCTTTTTTATGCAAAGATAAATAAAATAAATAAACCCTATAATAATGGCAAAAAAAGTAATATTTTCTGGGTCTAGCCCTAATGATGGTACTGGGGATACCTTATATGAAGGCGCAAATAAAATTAATGATAATTTTGCTGAGATTTATAATAAATTTGGAGATGGTAGTGATTTATATAATGTAACAGGACCACAAGGTGCACAAGGACCTATTGGACTTCAAGGATTTCAAGGATTTACTGGACCCCAAGGTGCACAAGGAATTATTGGACCACAAGGTGCACAAGGACCACAAGGTGCACAAGGACTTATTGGACCACAAGGTCCACAAGGACTTAGAGGTCCACAAGGTTCTGCTGCAACTAATTATTGGGTATTAAATTCTTCTGGAATTAATACAACATCTAATGTGGGTATAGGAACCACAACACCAACACAATTATTTCAAGTTGGTTCTGGTTCAACAAGATCAATGGTAGTCACTGGTATTGGTTCTGTTGGTATAGGATCTACAATTCCTCAATACAGTTTAGATGTTAATGGAAATGTGAGAATAACAGGAAATCTTATAAGTTCAAGTACTGTTGCATTAAGTATTGCTATGGGAATGTGATTATCTTGGTGAAAGAACTCTTAAACTTTCTCCTTTTTTGGTAGAATCATTTACATATTGAGAAGAGAAACCATAAGACATAATCCTCTTCATATCATCAATAGCAGTTTGTAAGTATCTATTTCTTAGTACATAGATATTTCTCTTCTTATCATTCTGTTGTATTTCATATTCATAAACACTTACCATTTTGACTGGTGTTACTGTTACTATATTTCCAACTTGGTAAAATAAAGTTGATGCATCAAATGTAGTTAAATTAGAATCAAATGATATTTCATTAGAACTAAATTTTATAGTTTTATTGTTTTCTTGAAATGAAGTAATGCCACCATCATAAGTTATGGAAAAGTTTCTATCAACAATTTTACCAGCAGGTAATATAAGTTTTCCTCTTGAATCTATGACTGCTGTTGTTTCATAATGATGTGGTTGTGCAAGTTCTGCTTCTGTATATTTTCTTTCTAAGTAATCTGAAAATTCTGAATCAGACAGTGGCCATTCAGTTCTTGTATTGATAATATTATTAGAGATAAGAACTACCCAATCATAGGTAGAACTACCATAAAGTTTTTCTGCTATTTGTTCTGGTCTTTCTTCACCTACAATTTTATACTTGGTAAAGGCAGTAACATTTTTAAAGAAGTCATCACGAATCTTTGCTCTACGAAATAGATTCTTGACTCTTGCATAATCATAAGAAGAGTTTCTGTTTGGTTGTTGGGACTGGTAAAGTAAGTCCGATACTTCTCTGAAATAAGTCATAGTTTTATGTGTATTATTCTATTCTCCTAAACTAGCATTTGGGAGACCAGGGATTTGCCCAGGTCTAGGTGATTGTCTTTGTGCTGTTGGTGTTGCTGATGGTGTAGGTGTTGTTGATTTTTGTTGTTCTACATTAAATGCTTTTGCATTTTCTTGAACAAACTCTGGACCAACTGATGGTGAATTGCCATCATATTCATCATTAAATATTGGAGTAAGTTCTGCAAACCCAAGACTAATCACAACTGAAATTGGTTGAGAACCACCAGCACTATTATCTCTATAAGCAGCATAAAATCCATCAGGGGTATAGTTTGCATTAAATGATTGTAGGGCACAGGTTTTAATTTTTCCAACGCTATCTAGTTCTTTTCCAGTTTCTCCTGATGTAAATTTAATTCTAAAAACATTAGGAGCACCTAAAAATATAGATAGTGCTTGCTTGGTAGACCTTCTTGGTGCCATTCCTTTTTTAAAAAACTTAATGATGCTTCTAATATTTTTTGCTTCATTTTCATCTCTTGGGGTTAACTTAAATTGAAACCCAAATTGTCTTAATTTGGGACCATTAAATAGCAATTCAAGGTTTGGGTTAATTGCTGTTCCAGTAACTCTTGAAATATATGCTTCTGGATTTACATTAATTCCTCCAAGTTTTAATACAGATGCTGCTGCATTTACAGTTAAAAATTGTTTTAATCTAGTATTAATTGCTCCCCCATCTGTTGTTATATTATCAACAAAATTTTTAAGATTTCCTAGTGTTCCTCCTAATCTTCCACTAGAAATATCACCAACTAACCCAACTCCTGCCCCCATTAATGCTGCTGAAATAGATGATAAACTATCTTCACCCCATCCAGTTTGGTTTGCTTCTGTTAATTCATTAGGTATTGGTAATGTTACCATACCAAGAGTTTTTACTTTTGTTTGAGTATTAAAATCTAATTCTCTGTTTCCTAATGTTCCAGTTAATGCGCCAGCAACATTT